TTTAAACCAGTGCCTGCTGTGTAACTGGTTGGGGCAGAAAATTGTTGAAAAACAATAGCCGTTGTGCCAATGACGATTGGGGGAGCGGTTTGCTGAACCCAAGCGGTATTGGCATTAGCTGTGCCACTGGTCACTAAGAAAAAGTCACCCTCGTCAATCTGGTCAACGCCGGTTCCAACAGTATCCATGTCTGTTGATCGGGTCAGAATAAACGGCGCACCCGGCGATGAATTGCCCGCTTGAGTGAGCGTGTAAACGCCGTTATGAGCCCCGTTCGCTTGATTCTTAATCAGAACCCGCGTTCCGTCGTCCGTAGGAGAAGTAAACGTATGGCCATCAATTGTTAAAGCGCCGTTACTATCCCCAGTCAGCGTCGCACCAACACCAGATGTGCCGTTGTTGTATGTACATGCAGGTAACGCCGCCGTAGTTGCGTAGCCCACAGCCTCATGGAAGTGAATGCCAGACGCAATCGCGTCAGCGTATTCTTTGTTGACAATGTCGGTGTTGTTGACCGGGGTTGTGGTAATTGTGCCGGACGTGATGTTTGCCGTCGTGATGTTTGCAGTGCTTGCGCCCAGTGTGCCAATATCTAAAAGGGTTACAGCAGACCCTGCCGTATCTAAATACACCGCCCTTTCCGCTGGGTATGTACAAAACACATTTTTTGTTCCAGCAGCAAAATTAACCAAGCTACCAGAATTGCTGGACTCCAAAACAGTGGTGCGGCTTAGCGTCGTGCCCGAAGCTGTGTACGTGCCAATACCTACTTCCCAACTCCCCGTGCCCGGGTCTGTAATTGCGTAATATGTGACATTGCCGTCGCCAATAATTGCAAAAGTTTGGAAACCAAAAACCGCACCGTTAAGAGTCAGTGTTCCAGTGCCAGTTGTAGTGGTGGTTTCTTGAACTCTATCTTTGACTACGAGTGCCATTTGCTCAACCCTGCGTTTTAATTACTTGCCATGTGTCAGTTTGACCGTCGTAGATGACTGTCCAACCAGCATTCTGGGCAGAATTGATGTCTTGCCAGCCGTTGGTCTGGGCTGTTCCAATCGTAGCCCAAGTCGTTGTCTGGGAAGCATTGATGTTGCCCCAATCTGCTGTTTGCGCATCGTTGATGATCTCCCAAAGCAGCCGTGCAATGATCTGATCTGCGGCCACCGCACCTTCAGTAATGGTAGCAAAAAAGACCGCACTTGCAAAGACCGCATCTAACACCTGCGCCGTTTCGCTGACGGAGGCATTAAAGGTGGAGGGGGCCACCAAAGTACTGTCGGAGCCAGCCGCAGCCTCAGAAACCGCAACACCAAACCCGGCGGCTGCGCTGGGTGTGTCCAGACCAGAAATAAGCTCGGCCACTGCGGCATTGAAATCCGCGTTTGAAGACGGTGTGTCCAGCCCTTGCGCCGTCTCCGCAATAAACACCGCGTACACAGGACCTCCTAAAACCGTTTCAAAGGCTTGGGCAGTCTCGGTTATGGCCGCTGCAAAGTCAACCAAGGCAGACGCAACATCCCGCGCCGTTGTAGCTTCGGCTATGGCGGCGGCAAAATCCACCAACGCTGATGTGGCATCTGAGGCGGTTGCGGCTTCGGCTAAGGCTGCTGCAAAGTCAACCAAACTGGAAACCGTCTCCGAACCTGAACTTTGTTCGGCAATTACTGCGTTGAAATTTGAAGCAGCTACGGCTACGCTATCGGCCCCAGTGGCGGTTTCCAAAATACTGCCTTGGAAGTCTGCGCTGGAAGCTACCGCATCCGCCCCGACAGCTTGCTCTTGGACATCTGCTATGAAGTCAACAAGTGCTGTTGTGTCATCCACGGCCACCGCAGTCTCAGTGATGTCCGCCAAGAAATCTGCGAGGGTTGATACCGTGTCTTCAGCAGTCGCACTTTCTTGTATATCGCAGGCGTAAATCGGTAGTGAAGATACAGTTTCGCTACCCTGCGCAGACTCGTCAATTATTGTTGTAAATGTGGACGGGGCAACTAGTACAGTTTCTGATGCCGTCGATGTTTCCGCAAGGGCGGACTGAAATATTGCAAGTACCGCCGCTAGATCAGCGGCTGTTGCTGATTCACTAATAGAACTATCAAGCACTTGCCCCCCTGCTGGCAATGCAGCATAGGGGGTTTCAGCAAATGCAGATGTTCCAAACACTCATCAAGCAGCGTCGAGGCTGAACGTGTAGGTCACATTCAAGGTGTCGCCAGACACAACGGTGCGGTCGCCGGGGGACTGAAAATCAGAGGCTGAAAACAAAACACCTGAAGTGCCACTGGCCACAGTACACAAGAACGCGCCTGCAATAACGCCACCAGCGCCAGAGATGGCGAAGGAAGAAGGCGCGGCAGAGTTGCTGATAACTGAAGGGTCTGCGGTTGTAGCCGTACCAAATGTCACAGCCTTGCGTGAACCGGCGTAGTCGGTGTACTCAGTCCATGCTTTGGAAGCCAAGGTGTCGGCTGCGGCAAAGGTTGTGCCAGAACCGGGGCCGGTAACTAAGCCAAGAAAGAGTGCGGCGGTATAGGTTGCGCCCTTGAAGTACTGCGTGTTCATGTCTTGCAAGCCTTCGTTCATCACGAGATTGTGCTTGGAAGTACTCCACTTCAAGTTGCCGTCTTTGTCAAAACACTCGACATAGAACACGCCGCCTGCACGAGCGCCAGAGTCGGCCCCAGTACGAGCGACAAGACCCGCGCTTACGGTGTCTGTTGAAGTTGCTTTTTCGTTAAACATAGTCGCTCCTTATGCGATGCGGATGATTGCGGTTGTATCAGTGGCCGCAGGAAACTGCACCACAAATGTGTTGGCTGAAGTCTTGTCTGCGCCAAAGTCCAACACGCAGACTGCGGGGTTGGTTGTGCCATTTGCCTTGTAGATCAGTGCGCCACGAGCTGTGAACGCACCAGTCCATGAGGCATTGGCAAAGGACAAGTATGCGGTTGTGTTAGGGGGATTGCCTGTAGTGGGGACTTGATTGATTACCAGAATCTCGCCACCTGCTGTATACCCAGAAGCCACAACTTCGCCCGTAGACGTATAAGCTGCGGTAGCCGCATCAAGCGTGGCTGCATTGGTGTAGAGCGCAATTTTAAAGACGTCCGTTGTGCCTGTGCCGAAATCGTACAAGCCTTCCAGCAGGCCAGTGCGAAACACGTTGCAGGTGTAGTTGCCGGTAAAAGCCATCAACGCACCCCATTATTCTGAGGAAGCGGCGCTTCTCTGTACTGGCCACTTCGGTACGCGTCGCTGCGCTCCAGACCATCGCCCAGACGTTTGGCCATTCCAAGTGCTTCCATGTATTTCTGGTTGTAGCCAGCAATAACATCTTGCTCACCCTTCATGAAGGTGTAAGCCTCAACCAAGGAGCCGTACAACAACACAGAGTCAAAGTTGTCGCCCAACCAAGTTTGGCCTGATGCCGCAGTGGTGATGGATTCTGGATAGTAGTAATAGTGCAACTCAACGTCGTAAGCGGCATCAGGAGTTGGGCCAAGAATAAAGCTTAACTCGTTTGTGATGACAGGGCTTGGGTCGTTGGTAGTCGTTGGGCCAAACAACGCGTAGTACTTGGGGATGGCTGTATCGGTTGGCTGTGGGTAGGCTTGGCGAATGAAGTTGACATCCTTGTTCAGCAAATACTCATACGCGCCTGTAGCATCAATGACTGCCAACGAATACGAAGACAAAAAGTCTGCTGGACACGACAAGTATTTATTACCGCTGGAGGTTATCCCCGTCACGTTTTTGCGCAACGAGGGGAACTGAACCGTGTTGAAAATGCGCTGCTCAGCCTGCTCAATGAAGGTATTCAACTGCGTCTGGGGAGACACAGTTGAATTGTCATACAGGTACGTTGCCGGGAACGTGTTCTCGGTGTACGACTGAATAGCGGCAATCAACTCGGTGTAGGTCATGCCATTGGGCCCCTAGCCATTTTGCCTTTGGTCTGCGCTTTACCGCCGCGCACAACAATGCCGGAGGTTTTCATGGGCGGGTAGTCACCGCTGCGTACATTGGCCACAGAAACATTTGCTTCGCGCAGATATTCCTTATTTGGCTGGTTGTACACGTCAACGGTTGGGATTGTTTTGGGTTGGTTGTATTCAGCCATCTTAGCCTCCGCGACCAGACGAACGCTGGTTCATTACTTTGGCCATGTTGCGGCCATACTTCAGCATGTCGCTGTTGGTCTTGCCACCAGCCTTAAGCTTGGTGGGTTTTTTGCCGGGGTGCATGTTTTTCTCATGCTTGCCTACAGCGGACTTAATCATTTTCTTGTCCTGTGCCAAATCTTTCTTGTCCATGATCGACTCCTTATGTCGTAACTACGCTAACTATACCGATTTCTACTGCTGAAACCAAGTCATTTGGGGTCAGCCCGTCATCATTTGCCCTCGAACCCCCAACTGGAGCCCAGCCCCACTGGAATATCCGGCTACCGCCACCAACCACACCTTGCGCGTCAATGCTTGGGCTGTTGGTCAGTGCAATCTGCAAACCTGTGCGGCCAGACACTCTGTACGTCAGGTCAGGACGTGGATCGCGCACACCTTGGGGGTCATCCACCGGATACATGCCCAACTGCAACTGCGGTTGGTCAGGTTCCCAGCACTGGGGGCACACCTTCAGGTCGTACGTCTTGGTTTTGACGACGAGCTTCTTCAGCACCGTCAGTTTGAACCGAAAGCCGCAGCGGTCGCACTCGGCAATCGCATTTTTACCAGAGGAAAACCTATTTCCCATGTCAGTTTATAAACATCTGTCTAGGCACGAGACGCAGTGCGGCGCGTTCCTGATCTTCATCAGCCGCTGTCATCCAAGCCTCGTCGTACTGTTGTTTCAGCACTTGGAGCCTGTCCATGCCACCGGGCACTTTCAAAGCAATGTAATAGGCCAGTCCGGCCACCATACAGGGGACAAAACGGAAGGGCACGTCCATGACGTTCACACCGCTGCCAGCATCCTGCACCCGACGCATGCGCCAGTACACAAACTGGTATGTCTGGGAGCCGTCAGGCGTAGGCCACATGGTCACGCGGGGCACATTGTTGATGTAAATCTTGGCATTGACGCTGGCAGTGTGAGAAGCGGCAGTTGTGCCGTTCTGGCCACGGAAGCAGTCCCCCAAAGTGTTGCCATCAATGTAGTTGTAGAAGATTGTTTCGTTGTCAAGGTTGATGTAACCGATGGCTGGCAGGCCAACCACGTTGGACAGGACGATTGTGTTGTCCGTGGCGTTGATATTTGTGGCCAAAACCGCCGTGGTAGGGGTAATTTGGCCGTCCAAACGCTGATACCAGACTTGAATTGGTCTGGCTTGCGTGATTTTGTTGGGGATGGTGGCGTAGGTAGCCACGCTGATGCGTGTGATTGTCAAATCCGACTGTGTTGCGGCCACATTTGCCTGTGTTCGGATGACGTGATCGAGCAAATCGACAGTATCTGTGGGGATTGCGTAGGTGTTCAAGCCTTGAGTTAGGGTAATCGTGCCCTGCTCGAACGTCCACATGTTGATACCGCGATTTGCCCAGTCAGCAAACAGCAAATTCAATGACCGGCGAGCCGTTTTCAGGTCATATCCAGTGCGCAACTCTGAACCAGCTCGCTCAAACGCCTCCTCCACCAGTTCGGTGAGGTCTAAGGTAAAGCCTGTTTGTCCAGAGGTTGTTGCCATTTTTTACCGTCTATTTTGTTTTTTCGCCGCCAGCTTTTGAATAGCGCTTGCCACAGCCGGAGGAGTTTTTGGCGGAACTGCCGACACCGAAGGTTTTGCCATTGGTGGTGCAACTGGTTTTGGTGCCACAGGGGCGGGTCGTGACACCGAAGGTTTTGCCATTGGTGTAGGACGTGCAGTTGGTACAGTCGTCATTGGAGGGGTGGGCTTGCCACCTAAAAGTGCTGCCAAACTTCCCAAGCCTGCTTGGGGAGCTTGTCCTAAACCCACTTGACCTTGCTGCATAGCTTGTGCTTGTTGCATAGCTTGTTGCTGGGCCGCCTGTTGGGCCATCTGACCCATTTGTTGCCCATAAGGCTGTGCAAAATCTGGCATACCGCCTTGCCTTTGTTGCTGCAAAGCTTGTTGCATAGCTTGTTGCTGAGCCGCCTGTTGGGCCATCTGACCCATTTTTTGCGCGTAAGGCTGTGCAAAATCTGGCATACCGCCTTGACCTTGTTGCTGCAAAGCTTGTTGCTGAGCCGCCTGTTGGGCCATCTGACCCATTTTTTGCGCGTAAGGCTGTGCAAAATCTGGCATACCGCCTTGACCTTGTTGCTGCAAAGCTTGTTGCTGAGCCGCCTGTTGGGCCATCTGACCCATTTTTTGCGCGTAAGGCTGTGCAAAATCTGGCATACCACCCTGCGCTTGTTGAAACTGCTCAGCAAACATGGCTCGTTGTTGTTCAGGTAACGCCTGTGCCTGCATCATGTTGGCCTGCTGTAATGCCTGTTGTTGCTGAAGCGATTGGGGAACACTCGCTAAACTAGACTGCTGGCCTAAACCCTGCATGCCGCCCATGTTGGGGCCACCAAACCCACCGCCCATGTTGGGTTGTTTTTGCATTGACCTCAAGTCGTTAAATGCGTTTTGACCCATGCTGCCACCAAACCCACCGCCCATGCTACCCATCGGGTTTTGAGGTTGTCCGCCCATGCCGCCCAAAGCACCACCCATGTTGGGTTGGTTTTGCATTGATCTTAAGTCGCCAAATGAGTGTTGACCCATGCCACCCATGCCGCCCAAAGCTCCGCCAACGGCGTTGCCAATTTGCCCCATAGGGTTGGGAGGGGTTACCGCAGGGCTTTGTGCCCCGACGCCTCCAGTTGTTCCGCCGCCGCCTGCCATAATGTTCTCCTATCTAAATTTTGCCGTTTTCTTGGCAATCACTTTGGGTTGTGCCACAAACTGCTTACCCGCCTTTTTACCAGATCGCTTGGCCTTGGTTGTCGCAGCGTATTCGGCTGGCGACAAAGACTTAATAGCGGCTTCCGGCAGGTAACGCTCACCCGTTTTGCTGGAAGGCTTTCCTGATTTGGTGCGCCATTTCTGGTCGCCCCAGTTTTTCAAGGATTGCTGCGGTGCTTTCAATCTCGGTAGCCCCCGCCCGCCGCCTTGTACTTCTTGGCAACGAGCTGTGCTTTACGAGCCGACCATTGACCTGCACCGGTGCCGTGTGTTGCCGCCGCCTTGACCTGAGACACAATCTTCTTGCGCAGGCTTGGCTTGGTGTAGTTCCCTGCCGCGTTGACTTTCCCACCCTCTTTGTATTGGATGAAATCGGTGTCATCGCGGCGTGGAGTCTTCACGCCTTTGGGCATTTTGGAGGGGTTGATGTCCCCCATACCACGGCTGGACATCATGTCAAATCATCCTGCCTTTGGTCTTGCCTTTGACAGCACAACCATCAGCACGGCTAGAGGCGCTGGAAACTTTGCCGCCTTTTTTATAAGCATTTCCGGCTTCGTCGTAACCGGGCATGCCTGCATTCAAGCGCGAAAGGTTGTCGGAACTAGCGCCGCCTGTTTCACCGCGACCAGCGCCAGCGAAACTGCGTGAGCCTCTGGATTTGCCTGCTTCTGCGGACATTGCCTTTTTGCTTTCTTGGGCACCGGCATCGCGAGATTTGTATTCGCGTGTCATGCCTTCAGGAGCTTTACGGGTCAAGCCTTTTTCTTTATTCAAGAAATCGCGCAAGCTGAGACCGGACTCTTCCAGTTCTTTTTTAGAAACAACACGTTGTTTTGCCATGATGGGCTCCTTAAATTAACAGGCTTTGCCGCCAGATTTCATGGTGACCATCTTGCCCTTGGTTTTACCCTTGGTGGCAACACCGTCACGGCTGGGGGCAGCAGTTTTTACTGAGCCCATCTTTTTCATTGGCATTTCTTTTTTGCCTTTTGCCATTTCTTTTTTCTTGGCAATC